AAGCTTGCTTCGGACATCAACGTCGCCATCATGAACGTGGCTGCTGCTCAGTCCACCCTCGTCGTGACCCGTTCGGCCTCTGCCGGCGGCTACTCGGATGTGGCTGAATGCGACGCTGTGTTCAACGAGCAGGGCGTCCAGATGTTCGACCGTTATCTGGCGCTGTCTTCGCGTTCGTATAACGGCATGGCGTCGGATCTCGCTGGCCGTCAGACCATGACGGGCAAGCCGACCACCGCCTATGAGCGTTCGTTCGTCGGTGAGGTTGCTGGCTTCCAGACCTACAAGATGGACTATGCCAACCGCATCACTGGGAACACCACCCCGGTCGGTGACATCGACATCAACGGCGCGAACCAGTACTACACCCCGGCTGCGACCTCGACCGCAGGCACGGGTGAAACCGCCAACGTGGACAACCGCTTCCAGTCGCTCAACGTCACCTTGGCAGCCGGTGCTGTCCTGCGTGTCGGCGATGCGTTCAAGATCGCGGGCGTCAACGCTGTGCATCACATCACCAAGGGCGACACTGGCCAGGCCAAGACGTTCCGCGTGATCTCGATCACCTCGGGCGGCGGCACTGCCGGCAACAACACCATCGTCATCTCCCCGCCGATCATCTCGGCTGGTGGTTCGACCGATGCTGAATTGCAGTACAAGAACGTCACTGCAACCCCGGCTGACAACGCTGTCATCACCATCCTGAACGTCGATGACGCTGACATCAACTGCTTCTGGCAGAAAGACGCTCTGGAAATCCTGCCGGGCCGCTACTCCATCCCGACCAACGCTGGCGTTGACGTGATGCGTGGCACCACCGATCAGGGCATCGAACTGGTGATGCAGAAGTTCTACGACATCAACACCGCCGTCACGAAGTATCGTATGGATACCTTCTTCGGCGTTGTGAACAAGCAGCCCGAGATGTCGGGTATCTTGCTCTTCAATCAGGTTCCCTGATTGTGATCTTTGGGGGCGGGGAAACTCGCCCCCTTCAACCATCTAGGGGTCTAATGCCATGCCGTTGAAAAAAGGTTACAGCCGCACGTCCATCGGTGAGAATATCAAGATGGAGGAGAAGTCTGGCAAACCGCGCAAGCAGGCCATCGCCATCGCATTGAACACCGCACGCACCGCAGCCATGAAAGCCGGCAAGCCCGGCAAAGCACCGAAAGGGAAGAAATAATGCCTGGTGGTCTCTACGCCAACATTCAGAAAAAGCGCGAGCGCATCAAAGCCGGATCTGGCGAGAAGATGCGCAAGCCTGGCACCAAGGGCGCGCCGACCGCAGCCGCATTCAAGGCATCGGAAAAGACAGCCAAGAAGGGCAAAAAATGACGACCATGCTTTACAAATCTCCCGGCGCGTTTAAGCGGAGCGCGACCGAGACGTTTGATCTGTGCATCGTGGACGATGATAAGATTGAAGCCAGCATCAAGGCTGGCTGGCACTTCACCGTGCGAGAGGCTATTGAGGCCGCCAGCGGTGCTGTGCAAGATCCTGAACCCGAGGCCAAGGCTAAACCAAAGCGTGGCCACACGCGCAAATCTGAGGCTGAGTGATGGCATACACCAAGCGCGACATCGTGAACCGGGCATTCGAAGAGATCGGCCTCGCTGGCTATGTCTTTGACTTGGCCCCGCAGCAGTTGGAAGGTGCCTTGCAGCGCCTCGACGCGATGATGGCAACGTGGAACGGCAAGGGCATCCGCCTGCGCTATCCGCTGCCGTCGTCCAACGCTGCCAGCGATCTTGACCAGATCATCGGCGTTCCCGATGACGCGCTTGAAGCCATGCACCTCAATCTGGCCGTGCGCATCGCGCCGGGTTATGGTAAGACAGTTTCACCAGACACGAAGGCCAACGCTCAAATGTCGTACAAGGCGCTGCTGTCCAGATCGACCTTCCCGACCGAAATGCAGCTTGGTGATATGACGATCCCGAGCGGCCAGGGCAACAAGGGCTGGCGCTATTACAACGACGCATTCCTGCGTCAACCAATTGACCCGCTGACGGTTGGCCCGGACAGCGCATTGACATGGGAATGATGCAATGACCAACATCAATCAGCTTTCTTCGCTTGACACGATCCAGCTTGGCGATCTGCTCGCCGTCTGGGCCACGAATAACGGCGACACGCGCAAAGCATCGATGAGCCTGCTGCTGACCTTCATGCAGGACAACCTGGCGCTGCCGGGTTCGCTGACGACGCAATACGCGGCACCCAGCGCCACGGGCTTTTCTGTGACTGTAGCTGCGGGCGACACTTGGCTGTTGCTGACGCCGACCGCCACCTTCGCGGCTGGCACCATCGTGCTGCCCTCGGCGCCGACCGACAAGCAGGAGGTGAGCGTCAACTGCACGCAGATCGTCACCGCGCTGACCGTCTCGGCTGGCGGCACCACTGTCACCGGCGCGCCGACCACTTTGGCCGCTGCCAACGCCTTCTTCACCATGCGATATGATGCTGCTACGTCGGCATGGTATCGGGTATCCTAAACACAAGGACGATGACCATGTTCCTCTACGCATCCGCAGTCAGCACTGAAAAAGAAATCCTGATCCCGCGCGGATCGTCCCTGAGCGTGGGCAGCATTGGCGACCAGCCGACGCTGGTACAGATCGGCTTGCAAACCCCGACCGGCGTGGTCGAGCTTCTGAACCGCGCGCAGACCTTCGGCCCATATGCCAACGACCGCGTTGCCACGATCTACAATCGCGGCGCAACGGTGGAGTACGATGTGGCGGTGCAGCCGAAGCTGCGCAGCTTCCCGGCTCTGGTGCTTGGCAGCCTGACGCCCGTCAGCATCGTGCAGGCGGCTGCTACCTTCACCACTTTGACCTATGACGATGACGCGGGGGACGTGAAACTGGTGAGCGCTGGCGTTCACGGCCTCACAAACACGGTCTCTCAGGGCAGCGATCTGTTCATCACCTGGACTGGCGGCAAGGCGGCAACCGGCTTCTACGAGTTGCTGGATGCGGACACAGCCACCGACGAGGTGACGATTGACCTGCCTTACATCGACGCGACCGTGACCATCACCATTGCCGCCCCTGGCGTGGTCACATGGACTGGTCACGGCCTGTCGGTGAATGACACGATCCGCTTCACGACCACCGGCGCCCTGCCGACCGGCTTGGCAATCAATACGACCTATTACGTCAAGACAGTGCTTTCGCCCAACACCTTCACCGTTTCCGCATCTGCGGGCGGCGCGGCGATCACGACGAGCGGCACTCAGTCTGGCACCCAAACTGCTTTGGTCTGGTATGGCGTCCCTGTCGTGACAGTGGCAAACACTGCAATCACGCTGGCATCTGTCACGGTGCCGGGCTGGTCGATGGGCGTGGGCGGCGGCATGGAGGTCGATGCCCTGTTCACTTTGACCAACAGCGCGGCGGCAAAGAACCTCGGAATGTCTTATGGCGGTGGCGCGATCTTGACTGTTTCGGCAGCCAATAACGCCAGCGCCTGCGTGCAAAAGCTGATGTGCAATCGCGGCAACAGCCAAATCATTACCAACTCGGTGAGCATGGTTGGCCACGGGCTTTCGGTCGTTGACAACACGCTGATCACAGTGGACGCCACGGTTGACCAGACCTTTGCAATAACCGCGCAACCCGCGACCGCGAATAACGTGGTGAAGCTGGAAGCCTTCAAGCTGCACATCAACTTCTAAGGGGCAGCAATGCAGATCGGCATCATCAACGGGATCTACACGGATGGCTCGCCCGATTTTCGGACGAGCTACCCTGTCAACCTTGTGCCTGTGCCGAAAGCCACGGGCATCTCGGAGGGCTATCTTCGACCCGGTGATGGCATTGTGAAGACTGGTGACGGGCCTGGGGCTAACCGTGGCGGCCTGAATTGGAACGGCGTTCTTTACCGCGTGATGGGAACCAAGCTGGTGACTGTCGCGCAGAACGGCACTGTCACGGTGATCGGGGATGTCGGCAGCGGTGGCCGCGTGACGTTCACCTATAGCTTCGACTATCTGGCGGTCACGTCGGGCGGGCGCCTGTATCTCTATGACGGCACGACGCTGACGCAGGTGACTGATCCAGATCTTGGCACGGCTCTGACCGTGGTCTGGGTCGATGGTTACTTTATGACGACCGACGGCGAGTTTCTTGTCATCACCGAATTGAATAACCCCTTTGCCGTCGATCCGCTGAAGTATGGATCTTCGGAGGCGGACCCTGACCCGGTGAAGGCCCTGCTGAAGCTGCGCAACGAGATCTACGCGCTGAACCGCCACACCATCGAGGTGTTTGACAACACCGGGACAGCGGGCTTTCCGTTCCAGCGCATCCCCGGCGCGCAGATCCAGAAGGGAACGCTTGGCACGCACACCTGCTGCGTCTTTGGCGAGAACATTGCCTTCATGGGCAGTGGCACCAACGAGAACATCTCAATCTATATCGGCGCCAACGGCACGGCGCAGAAGGTCGCCACGCGCGAGATTGAGGAAATCCTTGCGGGCTATACCGAAGCACAGCTTTCCACCTCGTTCATGCAGGAGCGCACCGAGGGCGGCCACCAGTTCCTTGACATCCACCTGCCGGATCAGACCATCGTGTTTGACGCAGCAGGATCGCAGGCTGTCGGTCAGCCTGTCTGGTTCTTCCTGCGCACGTCTCTGGTCGGCCTCGGTCGATGGGCTGTCTGCGATGCTGTGTGGGCCTATGATCGGTGGAACGTCTGCAAGCCTGCGGCGACCGACGTGGGCTATCTGGACAAGAGCATTGCCAGCCACTGGGGCGAGACAATCGGCTGGGAGTTCGGCACGATCATCGTTTACAACGAAAGCCGTGGGGCGATCTTCCATGACATGGAGTTGGTCTCGCTTACGGGCCGCGTGCAGCCTGGTGCCGATCCGACCGTGTGGACATCCTATTCGGTCGATGGCCTGACCTACAGCGTTGAGAAGCCTGCGCGCGTGGGCAAGCTGGGCGAATATAACAAGCGGGTGGTCTGGCTTCAGCAGGGCCACATGCGCAATTGGCGCTTGCAGAAGTTCCGTGGCACCAGCGAGGCGCAACTCGCGATGGCACGGCTGGAGGCGCGGGTCGAACCGCTGGCGTTCTGATGGCTGACCCAACCCCTCTCAATCGAAACCAGATCGCCGCATTCGTCGGAAATGACCCTGACGCCATCCGCGCGATCGAGCGGCTGTTCAAGGTGGCTGGGCAGTTGACGCCGGCAGACATTGCAACGCTGACGCAGTTGATCCTCGACAATACCTTTGCGCTCGGCGCAGCGGACAACAAGGCAGAAGTGGCACTTTCCGAGGCATTTAATGCCAAACGGCATGTTGATCTGTTGGCCACCGCGCCGATCCGCGAAACGCACAACTCGCTGACGACGGATTACGTTGACCTGAACATCAACGCACCGCTGCCTGCCGATCTGCCTGGTCGTGTATATTGGAACCGTGATGACGGAACGTTGGACGTGGACCTTTACGGCGGCAGCGTTCTTCAGGTCGGGCAGGAAATCCACTTTTATGCCAAGAACACCTCTGGCGGCCTGATCGCCAACGGCACGCCCGTGATGTTCACAGGAACCGTTGGAGCGTCTGGAAAACTGACATTCGGGCTGGCTGTGGCCGATGGGTCCGTGCCTTCCGATTACATGATGGGCGTCACCACTCAGGACATCGCGGACAACGACTTTGGCTATGTGACCAGTTTCGGCCTTGTGCGCGGATTTGACACGACTGGCACGCCATATGGAGAAGTCTGGGCGGACGGCGATCTGCTTTATTTCGACCCGGCAACGCCCGGAACTTGGACAAATGTCGAGCCTGCGGCTCCTAACATTGATGTGCCGGTGGCCGTGGTGATTAATGCTGGGTCGGGAGGCTCTGGTTCGATTTTCGTTCGCATGGCGATCAGCCAAAGCCTGAACAATCTGCAGGACGTTTACATCAACGGCGGTGGCCCGACCGAAGGGCAGATCATCGTCTATGACGCCGCGCAATCTCGCTGGGAAAATAGGGACAACCCGGTTGCGAACTCAAACGTCCTGCTGTGGCTGGAGGCTTACTGAATGGCTTTTAATGACATCACTCCGGTTAAATTGGGGCAGGCGGCAATCACCACCGGCGTGACAACGCTTTACACCGTCCCGGCCAGCACTCGCGCTTTCGTGAAAAACCTCGACATCGTGAATACGTCCGCAGGCACTTTGACCTATCGGGTGTTCTTGGTGCCATCAGCGGGAACAGCCGGAACAAGCAACGCGCTGTTCTATGACTTTTCCATCGACACAAAAGAAAACATCCAGTGGACCGGCACGCAAATCCTCAACGCTGGTGACACGATCCAAATCCAAGCATCCGGCGCGGGCATCACGATCACCGCCAGCGGCGCAGAAGCTGTTTAATAGGAGGCCAGCATGGCAGTCACACCAAAGGTTCTGATCCCGCCTAAGCAGGCAGAGGCCGTTCAGACGGCACAATACACCGCGACGGCTGTCAAGGCGATCATCGACAAGTTCACGGTGACGAACACCAGCGCCGGCAACGTAGCCATCTCGGTCAACCTTGTGACGGTGAGCGGATCGGCTGGTGCATCCAACCTCATCATTGACGCTCGCACTATCGCGCCGGATGAAACCTACACCTGCCCTGAGTTGGTCGGCCATGTGCTGGAAGCTGGCGGGTTTATCTCGACGTTGGCAGGCGCGGCCACGTCGCTCACAATTCGCTGCTCAGGCCGGGAGGTTTCGTAATGGACGACATGATGATGGAGTTTGGTCTGCCGAAGATGAAGATCTCCAGCGCAGCCGAAAACAAGAAGAACAAGCAGGTGGCGATTGATAGCTGGCAGTTTGGCCCGGCCAATCCGTCGCTTGACCCGAAGGCAAACAAGCCGTTCTGGGCTGGGCTGGCCAAAGCCTGGGACATGAACGAGAAGGAAGCCCGCCGTCGCATGTGCCTGAATTGCGAATACTTCTGCGTTGACCCGATGATGCAGGCCATGATGGAAAGCATCCCGGTGACGGACTATGACGCCTCTGGCGGCGGTCGCGGCTATTGCAAGAAGTTTGATTTCGTCTGTTCCGCCCTGCGCGCATGCCAGGCGCACGAAGGAGACGATTGATGGATTACCGCGAAATGGCC